ACTCCGCTATACTTAAGAGCCCACACATTATACTTTGAGATAGAAGTACAAAATCCTCCACCACTACTGCCCTGAGTGGTATAACCAAAAGTTAAGCCCGCCGCATGCCTTATCGGATAAACAGCTGTATCCAAAAAGTCTTGGGGAATAGTTACTGATAAAATTCCTCCCTCAATGTGCAACCCACCCCACACTTCCACTCCCGCCGAATCTACAACCCTAGGTCTATAAATATGCCCAACTTTACCGACTTTATATTCTTTGCCTCCTGTCCAGTTAGTTTTAGGAGTCTTGGCATAAACCGCATAGTAACCTATTACATTATCTGGCTGTATATCCCCCCTATCTTTTTGCTTTTGCGTAATTTCTGCCTGATAAAGATACTCAACATCCTTGTCCTGTAAGGTAAACTCTATAACATTGGTTTTAGGTTTTTCCTTGAGGATTATTTCGAACTCACTAGCACCTTCGGGGTGTTTTTCACATGGGGCAATCTCGTAGAAATGAGAGATTAAATTCCCCTTTTCCCAGACTATTTTATCCTCTAAGGTAGAAACTACCTCTTCTCCTACTTCATTGTCTTTTAGCCTTATGGAAACATTGCACTCGTTATCGTCAACAGTATCACCCCACCTAGAAATCTTCATTTGAGGATAGAATTTATCGAGTTGTTTAGTATCTCCAACTTCTACAGTTAGTAAATCTTTAGGATTATCTTTTGCTACTCTTCGGAAAGCATTATCCTTGAAAGTATATTTCTCTTTTATTTCTTTGCTTAGCCCCTCTATACTCATACCACTAACGACCAGCAATTCTGTGGGTTATTGTCATCCACCCATATTTGCAATTTATAATCCGAGTAAATAGCCTCTATTACAGAAAAACTTTCTTCATTTCCTACAGATTCTCTTGTATTCATGTCCATCGCTATATGACGACAGAAATTAAAATCAATGGGTTTGGCTACATCAAAGAATGCTTTGAATTTTGGATTGTTACCTGCACTTGGTAGATTGAATGTTCTTCTCTCTCCTTTGTACATATAAAACAATGAGAGTGATGTGATCAAGCATTTGTTGTCTGCTGTGTATTGAATTAAACGATTCCAGGGAGATTTCTCGTCCGCTATAAAATTAAAAGGCTCTTTATCCTCATAAAAGGTTTCCCCATTAGATAAAGATACCTGCCATTTTATTTGATGTTCTGATTTTATTTGTACATTTAGAGTCTCCATAAAGCCCCCTTTCAAAAGTAGTCTTATAAAAGCCCACTATAAATTTTTATTCTTTTATTTTTTTAGCAAGTTCCTCACTCGCTTTTTCCCTCTCTTCTATTTTCTTGCTCATTTCAGCACCTTTTGCTTCTAGTGCTTTTTTAGTCTCTGGAGATACTGTCAATTCCTCTGAAGCTTCAACTATGTCTACTTCTTTACTTTCAGTACCAGCCAAGACTACCAACTTTCCTTCTTCAACAATTCTTATAATATGTCCGTGCTTATTGACTGGAATTCCACCAATCCTAACACGAACTTTCCCAACCATTTCTGGATTGAACCCCGCTTCCGTTAAAATTTCTTCTACTGTGTACTTTGTGTTTGCTTTTAACATTGTTTCTCCTTAAGAGTAGGTTAGCTCTATCCTGAATGCAAAGGCGGTTTTTTCACCTACTGATTCTGGGGATGCACTAACTAATAAATAATAATCATGCGAAGTACTTGTAGTATCATCTGCAATCGTTACAGGAGATCCCGAACCCTCAATTTCTGTCCAGTTAGTATCAGCCAACTCCGCACCCCTAACATCAATGTCTACTGCCTTTGTTGCGGGAGTAGTTCCGTCATAGGAGTAGAATACTGCATCAGTTGTTATAACAGAACTTCCATGCGAGAAATTAATCTTCAAAGCACATTCCGCACCTGTTATAGCGTCAATGTCCTCCGTGCCATCACCCCAATCACCTTGTGAATCACCGCCACCGCCACCTGTTTGTGAAATGAATTTATTATTCTTTGGAGTATTTCCTGAAGAGTCATCAGCACCAACACTTGATTCTACATGAGTAGTATCGTTGTACTCTCCGACTGTAATAGCCGTATCGAAACCACCTGAACCTGCAAACTGAATTATATCAGTAGCTTCTATGGTTGTTGGCGATGTTCCTTGTAAATACCATGTAAATGTTGCCATATATTTTCCTTATGTAATTTTATACTTTTTGACTACTTGCTGTCAAACGGTTTGAAGTCTTTTCCCTCCATAGCCTTTATCTCAGCCAAGTTAGTATCCTTATCGAAATCCTTTCTAATTTCCTCTGATAATATAGCTACAAACTCAGACCAAGCTATTTTATTTGAGAAATTCACTGCAAAAGGCTTGTGCCATGTGGTTTCCTTGTAGGTCAACTCAACAGAAACAACTCCCACATTCTTAACGGGATTCAATTTAATGTCCACTATTTTGGCTGATATTTCTTTGAGTTTGTCTGCTAGTTTTGGCTCTACCTTAGTTGCCATACTTCCATTATATCACTTTTACCAATTCTTTACCGTACCGTCTTTTATTTGCTGTTTGATTTTATCCATAGGCTCCTTATAGCGGGAGTCATCGTCGAACTGCTCTTTCAATGTTTTCCTGTGTTCCATTGTTAGCTGTGTTTTCTCCAAGTACTCGTTTCCATCCTCGCTTCTTACCCTTACCCTAACATGGAGTTGCGGTGGAAACATAGACTTGCTTCTCCTCGTTAAGCGTAACTGATAATCAAGAGTAGGATGCAGTACCTCTAACACTTTAGGTTCTAGCGGAGTATTATCACCAAGTACCCTTACAATGAATATGTTTTTTCTTATAAACAGAAACCCGTCAACATCTGCCCTTTTAGTAAAGGTATGAAGTTGTTCAAGTGCTTTTATGTCCATTAGCTCATCTGGGTCAAGATACAAAACCCATTCCGTGCTTAACATATCCGCTGTGGGTTGTTTACTTGGCTCGCTTATTCCGTGCTTTTCGTCCTGCCAAATCTTGAAAGGAACTACGCTGTCCTTTTGATACTCCTGCAATATTTCCCAAGTACCATCATCGCTTTGCTGATCCGCAATTGCTACCTCGTCCACAAAAGGTAGAGTATGGTCTAGAAACTCTCTTATTCTTTCTGCCTCGTTGCGAACCACGCACATTAAACCTATGCTATTTTCTTGCATATTATATTTGCTCTGGTTATATGAACTATTTCATATCTTTTAACCAAGTAATTAATGAGTTCGTTTACATCGCTCCTAGTATGCTCAACAATAAGTATATCTGGAGTTAAGATTGAAAGCCCATACAAAACCTTTAATTCGGCACCCTCTACATCTACACTTAATAAATTTATTTCTTTAATCTCATTTTGTATGATTATTTCATTCAAGGTAGTTACTGGTACAATAATAGTCTCGCCCGATTGATTTCCACCCTCAACCAAAGAATTCCAGTCTGGTAGTGTACCTTTGTATAAAGTTCCAGTACCTATATAGTCTGAAACTGCTTTGTTTATTACAGTCTTTCTCTCACTTATCAGATTGGAAATCAGGCTAGGATCTGCTTCTACACAAATACCGTCCCAACCAATACTTTCAAAATAATATGAATTACTTAAATCCTTTGGCTTGGATGCCCCCACATCTACAAAGAAACCTTTCTCAGGCAACCTTAGATTTTCTACTACCCATTTATCCTCTTCACATTGACTGTAAAACATTTTGTACCTCCTTTGGATGACTTCCTGTATATTTCTTTACCGTCCCATTTCCTTGAGTCCATTGGGTAGGCTCCCCCTCTTTCCATTCCGACCAAGTGTCTTTCACCTCTAAATTGGTATCTCTTTTCTTGTAGAATTCTAACTTATCTAAAATATCCTTCTTATTCTTCATAGCCCCATAATGATGTAATTTGACTGTATTATCTATAATTCTCCCATATTTGCCCCCCAGTTTACCTCCTACGGGCAGATTAGGCTCACCTGCGTGTTCCACTATCTTTAAGTCTTTCTCTGCAAACCTAAAACACCTAAATAACCTGCTTTCCCATTGACTACCTACCGCCACTAAATCGGGTTGCTTCCAAAAATGCAAGTGCTTAAAATAGATAACTCCTATCTCTGGGTTCTCTTTCATTGCTTCCATTAACCTACTCCAATAAGGATCCCCCCAAACCTCGTCGCCATCCACAAACAGACCCCAACCCTCATGATCTGATAAATCAATACACTTCTGCCTCAAAGCCTCCTTCCCGTCAACCCACCCCACCTGCTCGTAAATAACCCGCTTTGGAAACTCCTTCTTTATTTTCTTTATAATTGCAGAGGTACTATCTGTACTTAGACCCTCGCTGGACGCACTAGGATACCTCCTGTCAGCTCCTTCTACTACTATTACCTGTGCTACCTCTTTTCGCCTCAAAACTGCCCTTAAACTGGCTTCTATGAACTTCTCCTCGTTAAGAACTATAAACATAGGCGTTACTTTCAAAGGTTTACCTTTTTCTTTTACTGGTTTTACTGTCTTTAGTATTTGTTCCTGCAATACTTCAAAGTTATGGTCTGTTTCTGGCTTCAATGGTTTAGAGGCTATTGCCACACTTAACTTATCTCTCAAATCATCCTTATCAAAACATTTAGCCTTAAACATTCCCGCATCGTTGTAGAGTTCCTTTAACGGCTCTAAATCATAGCAAACAACAGGTAATCCCATTGCTCTTGCTTCTGTTGCCCACATACCAAACCCCTCGAACTTGCTCCCACTTAAAAGAACCTTTGATTGTGCAAATATACGAAACTTCTCTGTATCACTTATACCTTCGTGGATTATCACCTTATCACTTGGTATGCCCATATTGATAACTTTTGTCATTATTCCGTCCTCGCTACTGGTTATGATGTGCAAGTAGTGGTCTCTACTGAAAGGCTTAAATGCGTAGAGTACATCTTCAAATCCTTTTCTTGGGTGATTCCTTGAACAAGTTACTATATGTTCGCCCCGCATTCTCTCTGTGTCCTTGTCAAATAAGGCTATTAGTCTACTGTTAACTGCAGGATGTAATGCTATTATGTATTTCTTATCCAACCCATACCAACTTGCATAATCGTCTATAGAGTTTTCAGTTAAGACTATTAACTTAAATTCTGGCAATTCTTCTAAATGTGCGTCTAGAAATTCCTTTAACCGTATATCTCGTGCTATTTCAGTAGCTTGGCATACGGAACTCTTTAGTACCCAAGTAGGCGGATCAAACATTGTTACATAGACAGGTTTATGATATTTCAACCCCAATCTACAAGCATTTAACGAGGCTGTTGCAGGTGAACCAAAATATGCCCCTGCTTCTACATCTAAAACATTGAATGCTAAAGCCCCCTTGTTTTCTTGGTCTTTAGGGTCATGCCCTATTATTTTTATCTCCGGAGTTTCATATAAATCAAAATCATCCTTAAAACATGGAATTTCATTTGTATAGATAACTGTCCTGTACTTACTCTCTGTCAACATTAAAGCCTGTATCCAACTATGGTACCTGCCCCCGCTATAGAAATGTATATCCTCTGTTAAGAATGCTATATCTGGTATTTCAGTTGAGATTATCTTTTTTTTTACTTCTTTGAGTTCTTTAGCTAGTAACCTTCCTGTCTTATCTATGCTCCAATTCTTTTTCACCCAATCAGCCCCCAACCTACCTTTTTCTTTAGCCTCTGCTTGATGCTCATAAACATACCTCATTTGCTTTTTCAAATCTTCCAAACTAGGCTCTACCATAGTACCTACATCCCAAGCAGGATAGCTTTGATACACGGGTGGGCATGATCCTTCCACTTTTACCTCATAAAAGTATTCTTTATCAAAGTATTCACTCATTCCACTAGAATTAGGAATAAGTACGGGCAATCCAGTAGCTAATGCCTCCAATGGAGTAAGCCCGAACCCCTCACCTCTTGACGGGAATAGAAATGCATCGGCACTTTCCAACAGGTCATGCATTTGTGCGTGTGTATATTCACCCCGCTGTACTTCTATGTTTGGATATTCACTTTTAAGAATAGGAAACGGAGATTTATTGCTGATCGTCTTTAATACTAACTTTACAGGCTCTTCAACCTTGAATTCTTCCGTGAATGCCTTGAATACCAAATCAAAACCCTTTCGCATATTAAAAGCATTGTAGTGTAGGAATGTAAATTCCTCATGCTTGGAGCGTTCTATATACTTATATACCTCGTCATTATATCCCAAGGGAACTACTGTACTTTCTATGCCACGCGTGGCAAATGACTTTTGACAAAACTTAGAGGGTACAAATACTTTGTCCGCTTTCTTTAGGTGCTTAACCCAACCACTTGGAATAGTGGTACTTTCAAACATTGAGTAGATTACTTTTATAGGAGTCTTTAACCTGTCTTGGAATACCGGCGTGTAGTAACAAAGCCCTATCTCCTGTCCCTTATCAGTTCTTTGTACATCAATCCCGTTTTCTTTTAATGATCTGGTCAAATACTGCTGTGATTGTCCGTAACCGTCTGGTTTGTTAACAGAAGTTAGCATTCTAATAGGCAATCCTATCTTTGTTGCAAACACCTCGGGAGTAGGTTTTTCATTGTTTCCCCTCTTTGATTCTTCTTCCTTCTTATCGGCAGGTATTCTAAACCCCTGCTTCAACAACTCATCAACCCTTGACTCTGATACTCCTACTAATTTATTTGATGGATTGATTAAAAACATTTTACTTCGTCATTTTATCATGCGTTGAAAAAGAGGTCAACATAACACAAATGGCTCCCTACCGCCTAAGAGGGAGCCACTCGCTATTCAATTGTACTGCGTAATGACTCTTTTAGGAATCAATACTCGGCTGATGTCCGATTGCCACCATTAGCTCGGGTCGGACGGTTTTCTTACCATAAAGAATATCCAAGGTACATTGAAGACCAAGGGCATCCTTGTCGTATCCGATTGTAGATCTAATAGCTAGTCCGCTGTCTGGATCTTGCACAGTTATCTGACTTACGCCATTACCATTTCCCCAATCAGGGAGAGGTCTAACTGCCAAAACTAGAGCATCCGAACCGTAAACGAACGGGTAATAAGTGTCGGGAGATGTGTCGCTGTCCACCCCTACAACTTGTGATTCAAACAAGTTTATACCCGCTAATTTCTGAATCGAGGCATCAACTAAAGGTCTGTTGTTACCAAAAGACGCTGCGTCCTCAATTCCAGTTTCACCTAGAATGTCCTCTACTGCGTACTCGTCAAGTTGTGTAAACATAGGAGCGAACTGTGGAATCTTTTCAGTAACTAGAGTTCTCCTTGCTCTACGCAAAGCACTTCTCCAGTTGGGGAAATCCTCTTTTACAAGTGTAGTTCCTGCATTTACATACTCATCCGCTAAATCCTGCTCTACCTGCTCGGCTAATGCCATGACTGCATTCTGTGCATATCTTGTCATAGCTCCGGGGATAGTTACTGCTTCCGCTACATCCTCTATAAGGAATGTTACTTCCTTATGTTTGTCTAAAGTAACCTGCACTACATCGTCGCTCGGTGCTTGTTTGGTTACATTAAACTTTGATGTTTTATCGTAAACAACAAATGCCCCCGTCATAGGAATATCCAAGGTCTTGCCCTTAAAAGCAAATTCCCCCGCATAGTCTCTACGAACAGTTCTCGCAAGGTTTAGGTATTTTCGTAACAAAGCCAAACCCTCATTCGCTGAACTAACCAGTATCTCTGGAATATGATTGGCTAATTCAGTTTGTCCCATTGCTGTATAATCTGCCATATTTTTATCTTCACCTCCTTAAAGTTTCATCAAGTAAATACATATCTTCAAACTCGCTGGAGGTTTCTTCCTCCTAGCTTACTTTCCGTAATCAATTCTACCTTCAGCCTTTGCTTTCTCTATCTCACCTTTGTGTTCCTCATACCACGCATGGTTTCGGGAATTGTTTTGAATTTCCGACCACTTCATCACTGTGCCAGGCTTGGTTTTATCATCAGCTGTAGTATCTGATCCCATGTTTATTTTTGTTGTATCGGCAAGTAAGTAGGGTTTTGTTACAAGTAGTGTTTTCATAACTTCTTGTATGTTGACTGGTTTTCCGTCCTCGTCTAACTTTACAGAATCTAAATCTACCAGTTTAACAACATCGTCCAAGGCTTCTTTTCGTACACCTTGAACAACCGCTTGTGAAATAACAGCCTCTCTTTTAGTTTGGTTTACAACCTGCGTTTTTAGGGCTTCAACCTCCTTTTCTTTCTTCTCAACTAGCTCCTTGTATTGCTCTTTTTCCTTAAGTTTGTCCTCATCTTCCTTCGCCTGTTTCTCTTTCAATACTTTTAATTCTTGGGCTGATTTTGTCAACTCTTTGAATCTAGGATGCTCAAATGCTTGTGCTAGTTGTTCTTCTGTTAATTCAACCTTGCCTCCCTTAGTTTCTTTAGTTTCCGTTTTTTTATCGTCATCCGCTGACGGGTCTTTTTTATTAAGGTCTTCCATAAATTTTCAAATTCACCGCCTTTCAGTTTTTCGTGTCTGTCACGATTGGTTTATATTATTATATCTTACCTGTGGTTGCTTCCGCAAGTTCTTTATTCAATAGTGCCTCCAAACCCCTCGTTTCCCTCATTCGCAACTCTATTGGTGCTGTTAGCAACCGATGCTTACAGTTTGGATGAAATAACCCCGCACTTGCGGCTTCATCTACAGTTGGATACCCATGTGTCCTGCCTGTCATAGACAACACTTTTCCATCCCAAGGTTGACATAACTCACACCCACCCCCATGACTGGATACCTGAACTAAATCAAAACCCTCCTCCTTTAATCTTGTAGTCAACCCCGCATTGGTTACTTCCCGCATTCTTGTTCTAGTTAGCATTTCTGCGTAATTATCCAACTGCCACTCCCTACCACCCTTGTCAACAATGGCTATGAAATCCTGTGATAAATCGTCTATTATGGATTTCTTTATTTCCCTTAATCCTGCATTATCTAAATTACCTCTTATAAAAATAGTATCTATGCGTAACTTTCTAGCCTCTGTCATAACCTTTTGTACTGAATTAAATGCACCTACCATGCTTTCTCCGTAATCATTTAATGTGTTGTTTATGATATTGGTTAACTCTAGCCTCTGCCCCTGTGACAAAACACCACTAATTGTAGGATCATATTTCTTTAGAGCATTTACAAACTCTAATGAGGAGCTTGTATAGTGATACCTTAAATCCTTTTCAATTATAGGAAATGTCTTCTCTCTTAAATCAAGTAGCACCTTGGCACAACCTGCCATTATTACTTCCTCTGGTAGTTCTTGGGGCAAAGTGTACCCCGCAATAATCAAAGCTATCAGGGCTTCAGAAGCTCTGGTAAACAGATTGGTTATTTTATTAGTGGATTTTTCTATTGATTCTCTGGAAGCCATACCTATGCATCTTTATCGGAAGACTTGTTAAATCTATCCATAGGTTTAGCAAATCTATCCATTATTGAATTGAAATCAGCCTTGCTTTTATTAATTTCCTCAAGTTCTGCTTCTGCCTCTGCCTCATCCATACTTGCCAACTGCTGTACAGCCTTTTTCTTTGACATTATACCCGCTTCTACTTTCTTAATGACTGTCTCTGTTTCTTCAATCTCATCATTTACTATTCCATCGCTAAACTTGATATACACGGGTTCTACTGTTGATACTGTTAGCTTTTCATCATTATAAGTTACACCTACCTCGGGATTGTTCTTTGAAAGTAATTGACAAACCTCGAATACTTCTTTTAATCCCTGTGTATAGTATCGTTGCTTTCTCTTGATTTTGGCAATGGTTCTAATCAACCTCATCTTTAATGCCCTACCTGATTCTGCCTGTCCTCTACCCACCCCCAATACATCTGGGCTTGTTTCAGATACCATGAAGAGTATTTCCATCATTTTATCTATTTCCTTGAAAGCATTCTCAAGAGAGGCATTCCAAACTATGTATTGTGGTACTTCCCCGTCTTCCCCAAGTTCCACCATTTGCAAAGCTTCTTTTTTAACATTCCCGCCCTCATCAAGTACACCGTCTGGAACAGCTAATATGGGGTCACTGTGCTTATCCAATATGTTTGCTGTCTTTGTCAATCTATTGTTTAACTCAAATACCAAGCTGTTTATGTCTATGAAATCAGAAGTTCCCCAAAACTCCTTATTGCCCTTATAACGCATATTTGGAATATGTACCAATAAAGATTTATCAATGTTCGTCTCTGTCAGCGGAAAATATGCGGTACCATACTGTGTGTTATACTCCTCTACTTGAACTTCCTCTCCAATAGTAACCCCGTCTTTTTCCAACTTAAACACTTTAGTTTCAATCTTCCCTACTGTGTAAACTTCCCTTATCAGATATTTTTCCTCGACCTTTGTTTCCTCGTTGATCCACTCTTCAACCCAAGCTAACTCCTGTACCTCTGGTACCTTCCTTGGGTTTTTCCCGTTTGTTTCTGGGAAGTATATGGCTGGGTCTGTGTCATAGATTCTTATTTCATTATCCTCAATTCTTATCTTGAAAAGTGCATCACCATTTGCTGAATTACTTATGGCTGACTCATATAATTGGGTATCCAGTTTGTTCTCATAAACCAACCCATCAATGAAGTCCTGATTTACATCGGCTACAAACTCGGTTTCTTCTCCAAATAACATATCACCCGCAACCTTAGCTACTAAACCATTGTAGTTTGCCACTATGTAACGGAGTCTGGAATATTTCTCTGTAAAGTTCTCTTCGCCTACTATTCTGAAAGCCTCGAAATGCTCTCCCTCTAACAAAAGAGTATTGATTTCATATCTTCTTAAACGGTCTTCATCATCTTCATAAGGAAATTTTTTTGCGTTCTTAAATGCCATTTTATCTATTATATACTAAAAAGCTTTACTAGAGTAGGCTTTAGCTCTCCTAGCCTTTTGCGAGAATGTTAGCATTCCACCCTCTGCAAAGTCCGGAGACTTTCCTGTTTCTGCTTTTAGTTCTTCCTTTGGCTGTGTCTGAATTTGTTTATCAGAACTAATTTTATACTTGATCCAACTTAATTGATTAAACTCATCGCACCTATCCAGTTTATTATCTTTATCCAATAACCACTCCCTGAAAAGCCAGTAGTTTTCAGCCTTTATGTTCCTGTATCGACTGGCATTCTGTGCTACACCTCCCGCTGATACAGCGTTTATATTATACCCCAATTCCTTCAACCTATCAGTTACACCCCTACCAATACCAATATCATCTATGTAAACCTCCTCATCCTTTAACGAGGGATATTTTTCAAACAACTCCAACACCTTCGTAACATTGGTCATCGTGTCACTACTTCTATTTTTATCCTCAAGCCACATTCTGTTCTCTGTTCTCATAACAAAGGTATTGTAGTCACCTCCCGCACCTACATCAATTCCAAGTCTTGGAGTTTCACCCTCCCAAACCTCATGCTCTATTTTCTCCATTTTTAGTTGCAATTCTTCAATTGTAATCAGTCTTCTATAGCCCTTATTGTCCACCTCATCCTCCCGTGGGAATTTACAATCATAGAACACCTCAAAGAATGCCTCATGTCTCATTTCATCTATAAACTGTTGACTGTATCTGCCCTCTTCCAATGCCTGATGATAGTCAATGAAAATCTTGTGATAGTCTGCTGTGTTCCATGTTCTTAAGAAATGGTTCCTATAAAATGGGTTCCCAATCTCTAAAAGAAAAGTTTCCTCATAGTTTGTATATCCTCCAAGCATTCTCTTAACACCCGCATAGAGGCTATCATCTATTAACGAGCTTTCATCGAGTATCAATCTGTTACCACCAAACCCCATGGCACTCTCAATAGCAGACTTTGTTCTTGCATTAAGTGTTAATGTTCTAACACCTCCGCCATCCTTGAAGTTTATCTGATCCTTACTTCTATATCTTCTCAACATCTCAAGGCTACTACTGTACTCCAACCCACCGTCAAACTCTAACTGGCTTATAAAAAGACTATCATCAAAGAGGTGCTGAATTATATACCCCATGATTATTTGTGCCTTCTTTTCACTTGGGGCAATGATTATGAAATACTCCTGAAATATGATTGCTCTTAATATAACTGCTAAAGCAATTACAAGTGATTTCCCATACTGTGTAGGAGCAATGACCTGTACTCTCTGATGTTTCAAAAAAAGAATCTCAAAAAGAATGTCTAACTGACCCCCACTTAAATCTACTGGTCTGTTATCAATCTTAAATAGTTTCAGGAGTTTGATTATGTTCTGTAGGCTGGGTTGTCTCTGTATTTTCATCTGTAGTCTCTTCTATAAAGATATCTCTTAATAATTTTAATGTATCACTTGCCTCAAGGTTCTTATTCTCTATCCTCTGCATTGCTTTGCCCTCTGTTCTGTCCGTTATTTCCGCACAATCCTTCAAAGAACTTCTTGCTCTTACAAATGCATTATAAGCAATCTCCGAAAAACCTGACTTCCATTCCTTTTTGATTACCTCATCATCTGTCAAAGTTATCT